CCAAATTCAGAAACCACTGAAGTATCATAACCGGAAAAATCGCCTCCACCATGCAAGCCTTTTGAAAAGAGCTTGTCAAAAGCACGGCGCATCTTCCGAGAAAGTAAGGCCCATTCGGGTCCATGAGGGTTGATTCCTATTGCCACATCCGATGAGGTGCGATGTTCCTTCATAAAGGTAACAACATCACCTAATACCATAATAGTAAAAATCAAATGTGCCAAAGATCCAACACAGAAGAGACGAGTTTTGCCTACTAGTACGCGAGCCAAGTCCCGAGTCTCATCTTTAAGACAGGCTGAAACAACATTTCTAGGTTCATACCCTTTCTCTATAGCAATAAATATAGCGTCTATCGCTGCATCGAGTTCAGGGCAAATCCACAAAATTCCATTCTCATCCCACCCCCATAACTCAGATCTATTCTTGAAGCCTTTGCACTTCATATCATATCCAATAGATTTAGACATATCAAGCATTCTTAGAGCATCCTCTTTAGAGAAAAACTTGAAGTCTTTACGAGTAGTGGGGAAGAAACCTTCAAACGCCCTCTCGGGTTCATGAAGAAACATTTCTTTCAACCATTCTGGGAACAACCGTACTGGAGGAGAAACCATTTTGGCAACCGCTAATGCTAAGGGCCTAACCAAAGCAGTATCAGTCTCAACATCAGTAAGTTGCTCAAGATCTCCCATGCATTCTATATTTCTACCAACAGGTACAACAGTTGGCTTCAATAAAGCAGGAGCCCATTTAACAGACCATATGGGAGCTATGGTATCATTTCCTTGAAAAGGGGAAGGAAGAAAATTTGTCTCAGTGGGCATAAAATCAGGAAAGTCCGTAGCTCCAAGAGACAACATTCTACCATCAAACTTTTGTCTTCTGACTGGCTTAAGATTGCATACACAATCAGGAAACCAAGCACCCTTATTATAAACATAGATGCTATCAGAATTCTGAAGTGAAATAGTTTCCTTCTTCTCCTCTTTCTTATAGGCAACACGCTTTTCTTCATCCTTTTGAGTCAAAGGAGCACAATAAGCGTTGTCGCCATCACGAGCAACGTGAAAACCAAGGACGTGAACTAAACCAGTGTACTTATTAATAGCTACATATGGTAGGCCACAATCTCCTTTTTCACCCATCGCTCCTACACATACTATATGCTTATCAAGCCACATTCTAAATGTTCG